GTTGGAAGAAAATCTTACGAAAAGACTTGATCATGTCCAACCGCTCTTTATTTGTGGGGTAAGGTGAAAAGAGCTTAAAATCCTTGTTTTGAACATCCCCTGTTAGTTTGCTGGTGGCACAACTGGAAGATACTGCCACGTCGGTACATTCAAGAAGAAGAAGACGGTGAAATCAGTACCAACAGCAGTGTACTTATTGACACGCACAGTAGGTAAGTTCTGATTGCCGGAGGCATTGGTTGCGACAATAAAGTCAATGGTCTCCAACGAAGAACCATCATGTCCAACAGAACCCGAGAGAGGAGGCGCAGTGATATTCCCCATCTCAGTTGATTGGAACTTGTACTGTGTGTATGATGGCACACTGATCGAAAGTCCAGATTGAGTCTGTTGATTGGTCAATGCTACTCCACCCGCAGTGGGCTGAAGAGCTAGCAAGTAGACCCTCGCATTCGACGACATCGTACCGGCCGCAGCATTACCAATGCCATAAGCTGCTTGTTGCTCTCCGTGATTATGACGGTTGGCTGTCACCATGGTGAGTGGTAAAGGCGATTGCACATTGAAATGCACATGACCTGAGCCTCTCATACCTAGGAAGCAGTTCACCACCCAATGGAAGGGCAGCAACTTCGCGAATGAGAACGGGAAATTTGATGCTGGGACGGCAGTGCCTACTGCACTATCCAGTCCTGCTGGATCATATCCATATGCCGAAGGCCACCGTGATGTCTGCCACTTGAACACCTGGATAGCACTGGAATTCGCTGTGGTGTTCCACACCATTTCAGACCACACTGAACGGCGGAGCACCTGACGTACCGATCGAATGGTCTCACCAAAATGAACACGATTGCGCTCCTGGAGTGGTTTGTCAGACACAACTCCCATGGGCAGCATGATTGGTTCAGGTGAAGCCTGCAAAGAGAACGGTGTCAAGTCCAGACCAATATCTGTAGGATTCGCAAATTCGAGGTTGTCAGCCCCACGCACGAACACGAGTACGGACACTGATGAGGTGGCTATAGGAGCGGTTAGCAACGTCAGAACCTTGACGGACAGAAGTCCGTTGTCGAAGGTATCATTCGCAACCAATCCTGGTGACGCCGATGTCGTGAACGGAACATTGGCATTGGATAACGTGCCATTGACACGCAACCAAGCCAGAGCCTGTTGGTACGGAACCCGCACCTCAGCTTCAGTGTCTTGACCGATGTCCAGAATAGCATTATACACAGCCGATCCCACAACACCTGTGGTTTGAACTGAATTGTTGGCTGGATCATACGAAATCTGGATGCGCCCCTTGTGAAAGGGCGACGCGATAATCTTAACCGTAAAGATCAAATCACCGCGCCAATGAGCAAACATCTTTGCGACCATACCAACAGGCGTACAGTATACGAGTCCACTACCTGCTGTGTCCAACTGCATCTGAAATGGCGTGACACGAGTGGTAAAGAGAGGAGTATCAACAGCTTGTGTGGTAGACCACGTGGAGGAGGCAAGAAATGAATCGCGTCCAACCAATGACTGAATTGCCAACTCATCTTCGGGACCGAGACCCACAGAAGTGGGATCAATGGTCAACTCGTTCTTGGGATCCAGCGTCAACTTCTCAACTGGGTACCCTATTTCAGAGCTCGCCATCTGTGGAAACGGCGTCTGACGGTAAGGCATTGTGTCCGCAATGACAGGCACATTAGTAAAACCGAACAGTTGCGCAATCCCACTGATCGCTCGTGCACCCATTTCCGTTGCTGTGGCAAACTTGCCAATAAGTGGCACAGTTCTCAGTCTGCCAGCGATTGCTGCGATGGTGGAAGCAGGCGCTGAAACAACACCTGTCCCATACTCATCCTGCGCTTGCATAGCAAGACCAAGAGTTGGTCCACCTAGACAGACGTCCTCCATCCACGCATAAAGCTGCACGGACACACCTTGCCCAACTGCTCCATTTGCGCTCGCCAAGGGGGTGTAAGACACCATTCTCAACACGCCCATTCCTGCAACATCACTGGCGAAGCCAATGCGCAAGAAATTCTTGGGGTAGAAAAACGGTAAGGTCAATACACCACCTTCGCTGTGCTGTGGATGAATCCACAGACCCGGTTGTTGTGAGTGCGGAATTAACCGACCCAAAGTAACATCTGTCCGAATGGTGCTTGCCTTAAAGTCTGGCAGAGGCTGATAACATGCCCGCATCGCTCCGTAATAAAACGGCGATGCGTTGACCACAATCTTCACCTTCAAATTGCCCCGCAGGAAGGCATAGTTATTCAACTTGTACTTGATCTGGGTATTGTTCAGAAACAAGGACCAAGGGTCAAACTGGGTAAACGTACCTGTTGCATCAGATTCCAACCAAGTGAACGAAGCAATTCGCACTGGTCGGGCCAAGAAACCTTTGAGATCAGCCGAAACTTCAACATCTTGGTTCTCATACTCATTGCTAGAGGCTGTCATACCTTCTTCCACGCCAGCCACCTCATCCAAAAATGCGGTGGTCTGGGATTCCATCATCGAACCATGTCCAGACGATGGGGCCATTGATTCAGGTGTGGCTTGCAGCACACACCCAAAGCAATGGGAGGAACACTTCTGCACTTCGAAGTCAAACCTCGTGGCTGGGTTTTCGTAACCCAGCGAACCGCCAGCAGAATTTGGGTACTGCTGGGTACCACTTGACGAATAATTTTCAGTGAGGAATATTTAAATACGCACAACGCAATCCCCATTGCACAATACGCTTTGAACTTGACGAACACCCAGAATTCTCACTCCTAAAAAGGCGAACCCGTAACGACGGGTGGGTTCACATAGTATACGCACACTCATTTGACACACAAGTTACATAAAACGACAAACGCAGATCTTTACACTACGACAACAGATGGTTTCGGACCAATTAGGTCCAGGTGACTGCGATACTCACCCAAACGAACAACAGACAAACCTTCAGACGCTCTCCAGAAGGAATCTTTGAGTTGGTCCCACGTTGGAAACGGCACAGGTGGACACAACTCGAACTTAACGCACACATTGTTCAAAAACTCTCGCTCAACTTCGAAACGTTCTCGACCGTAATAGAACCATTCACGCACAGCACTATTCATCACGGACAACATCTGCGCTTCCGCTGAAATAGTCTTGCTTGGGATGTTCACACACAACATCTTGTGGATAGACTGCTCCTCAAGCGGACAAACAAACGCTCCAACTTCCGCATCAAAGCGCCACGTACGCTTCAAAAAGGACACATCATTGATGTTGATGTAAGGCACCGACACACTCTCCTTGTCAGCCATGGTGTACTCAACACCAATCGTCTTCAAAGCCCCTACAATGGCAGTGTGATTGAACCAAGGGATAGAGCGACAGACACCCATCACATTATCATCGCCGTACGTGAGCAAGTTCACATACGTCTTGAAAGATCGGCATTCCCTCTTTTCCGACAACACAATGTAACAGTAGCGCAAATAGAGAGCGTTCACGATACTATTAATAATGACTGTGAGCGGGTGACCAGACGGGTTCGATCCGTACAACATGACGAGGTCACCTTGGAAGTTGACAAAGGGATACGCGGTGTCCTCACCAATTCCGTAGATCACGAGAAGGTCTTCCATGGACCACCCCGCAAACTTCAAAATGGCAATAATTGCATCAAACGCTGCCAAAATGACCTGTGCAGTCATCTTCTTGTCGAACTTACCATAATCACCAGCAACAATCTGATCCTCTCCATGAGCAACCAGATAATCTCGAAATTGTTCCCACTCCAGGGACTGCGTGACACAACCAGGGGCAGCTTCGAACAAGAGGCGGTTCTCCTGTACCACCTTGACGAAGGACAATAAGTGCTTCCGTACAACAAATGACCAATCCGCCGGCGCACCCGTAAACACGCGAATCTTGCCCTCAGCAATCTTCGCATGCGAACGCGCTTCATCCTTCAACTGACCACTAAACACTGGACAAGCACGCACACCAGCGCGGTAACGCTCTTCAATGACAGTTGCGCGCTCCATCACTTCCTCATCAAAGACCTTTGCATCAGGTTGAAGTTCGGTCGGAGCAGGGCGCAAGAAGTTCTTCTTCGTCTTATTGAAAGGTTCCCCCATAGACGAATTGAAGTTCATCTTATCAATGTACTGCACACCAGCAATACCATTGATAGCCGCGTGATCGGAAATGATCCTGAGTGTGGTCTTAGCTTCTTCATCCAAGCCAGCACACACATCGCTCACATAACCATCAACAGCCTGCTTCAAGACAGAAGCCTGTAAGATGTTCTCCTGACCAGTCACATCTTTGTACGCCAGGTGCCAAGGTCGCCAATCCTTCAAATCGGGTCGACCAAATGGAATATCCCACTTGCGGGCTGATTTGATGAAGTCACCACAAAGAGACGAAGCCACTTTCGAACGCGAGCGAACCTGATAGCCAACAAACGAGCCAAATACAGTCAGCGACCCTGATTCCAACCACCTGAGTGGCGAACGGTGTCCCAAAGCTGAAACTGTTTTCACTACATTTGTGCCACTGAGCCGTGGCACTCCTGCCTGGACAAGTGGACGAGCGAAGTGAGCTTGAGCACGATGCAAGCTTGATTGCGTCAACTTCACTGCAAATGCTACCTTATTTGATCCACCCAACTGGTGAAGGCCCAAGACAACAACAGAAGGAGACATTCCCACGAGAGGCGTGCCACAATCTCCATTGACTGTATCATCTGCGACATGACCGCGCCAATACGTAAAAGTGCGATCCAATGTCTCACATCGAGCAACAACTTTTTGAACATATCCCACAGCCACTTCACGTGCGCTGCTATCACGATTCAATCCAATATACTTCGCTTGGAAGTCACCATCCAGAGTCTCCTTAGAGATCAAGCGTGTCAAATCTGTACGCGCATCAACAGCTAAGATCTCAAAATACGCCAAATCGGATCCCCTCTCACGATAAATCGAGCTCTGTTCAAGCACAAATTCAACATTTCTTGAGGTTCCTTGACCCAACGGATCAACCTGAAATCTCACATGAAGTGGAGAGCTATCAGTCTCAGGTAGGATGTGATTATTGGTCACCCAGAGATGTCCACCCACACAGAAAGCATTGCCGGGAATCATCTTGTGGTTGTCAGTCACAAAGATGCGCGCGGTATTCTTCCGCACCATATCAACTACCTTCTCCTTCGGTAGGGTGGTCCAGTTCAAGCTCATGGGATCCACGTCAAACGATGTTGTCTGGTAATCATCACGCTTCCAAACATTCTCTTTCTCTGTCTTCTTGAAGTGTGTATCTGGGACGGACATTGTCGAACCCTGTACGTCCCAAGTACTCAACCGTCTGTACACCAACCATGCGGCTGCTGCAGCCCCCAGACCCACAATGATCTTGCGCCAACGACTTGTAGTCATCGAACGGTCAATCAATACGCCCAGAAACTCGAAGAAGCAACGAGCCAATTTCATTGGAGGAGCATAGTTTTTGATTGCCCACACAACAAGACTGCGGATAGGACCAAACATCATTAACCAATCTGTCACAGATCGCACGAAAGCAAAACGCATATATCCTTGCAAGAACACACTCATCACTCCAGCAACCATACGACCACCGAACGTGGGCTCACGAGCTCTCTGACGCTGAACAACTTCATTCAACACGTCAGCATACGCCACATTGTCCTCATCAGCCTGTACCTTTGCATACACTGGCATCGGAGTGACTCTAGATCTCATGAGTTCACCATTGCGGTAAGTATCAGTAGTGCACATGTACGATCCTCTCACATGATCATATGTCTTCACCTCTCTGATTTCACCATCATCATAGGTCTCCACAAAAGAGTCGCCAAAGTTCACACCCTCCGGTAACTCAGCAATAGCTTGGATGTCGATTCCACATACACAATGTTTTGAGGTACGATTGCACAATTGACAGAGAACAAGTTCACTCATACGTTCATCATCAACCATTGCCTTGGCCTGAATGATGTCAAACTCCTTACACACCGGACCAAACCAATCCAGGAAAGACTGCGTGTCCTCAAAAGTCTTCACGGATTCGAACTTTGCCATAGCCCGTTCACCGATCTTACCACCAGGAACAACTTTATCCACATGAATGCGCCAAAAATTTGGCCAATCACCATCAATGGCTGTCATCGATGCAGGATTAATCATTCCTGCAGCGTCCATACGCTCGAACTCCGGCCGGGGTGACACAGTTATCACCCAAGGCAACCGGCGCTGCACAGCAAGGGGGCAGTAGAAGTAAGCATGCGCATTTAGATCCTTGGCGTTACTGGATGCAATGACAAAACGAGCCCGAACTGGAGTTTTGCCCTTGTCGGCAAGATCAGCCTGGTTTGGCACGAGAGGCACATTGTTCACTACAGCAATCAACTCAGCTAGTGAAACATCTTCCGAAGCCTTCGAAGGATTGAGAAATCCGATATCGTCCATCTGGATACACCAAGCTTGAGACGAAAATCCAGACCAATACTGATCACTTGGACTGCGTGTGAACTTGTACTCCGATGAAGTGGGCAAGTTCATAAGCTTTCCATAGTAGTAAAACAACATCTTCTGAAACATCGACTTTGCAACGGCTGACTCACCATGAACAAGAACCGCGAAAGGAGCTCGACGCTCCTGTTGTGCAGATTTCTTCGTCAACACGGTAGCCTCAATCATGAGGATCTCATGGAGCATCAATTTTGCAGAACGCAGTTCAGTCTTGAGGTCTCGCGATGCAAACTTGACAATCGCATGACCTTCCTCAATGCACTCCTTGATGGTGGAAACAAACTTGAAGTAGTCAGTTCCCTGAGCTTCCAGATTTCCGATGCTATACGCCTTACGCTTGACATCGAGACACTTGTCAAACCAGGCGGCATATGTCTTTGGACCATGTAAGAACACACTCCATTCGCCCGTGCGTAGGTACATGAGTGATCTTTGCAAGGTAAAAGTGAGCGTGTCGACAATGCTGTACATGAAGTCAACATGATCGAGTGTTCCACACATCTCTTCCGTACGACGCAGGTTATGCGTGGACGGACGAATACCAACATGTGAAAACACTCCATACGCCACAAGGTAACGTGTCAACTTAAGATACTTCTGACCCATCAATGTGTCTTTCATCTCAGTCCACTTCGTCATCATGTCTCGGAAATTTGTCACATCATCCTCAAGCGACTGCACTTCAGGACCGAAAAGTCCATCAGTCAACGAAGTGAGGCTCTCGAGAGCCTCTGCGGCAAGAGACTTGTTGCTGCGCAACTTCACGAACACGAGCAAGGCCAACATGATATCGGCCTTAGCTCGCGCACGAGCAAGCAGCATCATGAACACAATCAAGTCTTCCATCAACTTGACAAAATCAGTGTCCAGATACGTGTCGGCAGACTTGATAAAAGACTGCGCAATGTTGAGGTAGTCGCTGGAAGCTTGGAGCTCCAGTCTGACCTCCTCAAAGGTGGTGAAGGCACGCTCTTCCAAAGAGCGCACCCTGCGCTTCTCAACCTTCACTTGGCGTTGAGAAGCCTGGTGCTCGTGCGCTAAACGAGCAAATGTGGTGTTCTGGCGCGCCCGCAATTTCTTGCGGACACACCATGTGTCTTCCGTATCAGGAAAGAACTCACCGCGCACCATAGTGCCTTTGTGGCGCACTTGCTTGGAGCAAGCACTAGTGTAGGCTGTGCAATCATCATCTGGGGAGCTATCAAGGTAGCTCATCGTAATTAGAAACGGGGAAATGATTGGTTGTACTGAGTGGTTGGGGGCGAATATTATTCAGGCGTCGTACCTATATCTAGTGCCTTCACGGTCACTAGAAACCGGTGTGGGGTTAACCACCAATCTAAAGTTGCCTATTCAAGGTCTTCGAGAACAGCCAATGTAGTAATTTCAAATACTTAACAAGTTGAGGATCCAAACGTCGCAATAAAGCGGAGAGGTTTGGGCCAAAATGAAAAGTCTATCTAAAATTCTACAAAGCAATGTACACAATGTCGGAGTTCATTACGTTCCGGAGGGACTGTGATACAAGGTTGTAAGCGAAGAACCACCCTAGCGGGTATTCTTGAGCAGACTTCTAAAGATTCCTTCTTTATCTTTTCTTTTCTATTGGATTTCATATTCAACGCAACAATGCGGAATAGTCTAAAATAAAAGTAAGTGTTTTAACTAAAAACAAGTAAAAGAGACTTAATATATAAAATGAGCAGATTTTTCTAATTTTCTTGGAAACAAATAAGATGAGGTTCATTTTGTGTGCAGAGGCTGAGAACCTCATTTACGTTTTATATCAAAACGTGCAAAACTTAGAAGAAAGGTCAGATGACCAGTCAACTTACTAAACGATCGTAATAAATGTGTGCTAACATGTTACTTACGACAATACAATATGACAGAGCGGCGTACTTGAAAGTAGTCCGTCTCGGATTTCAGGTCCGATTCGTCAAACTGACGTGTCTAGGCTAATGAATCAAGCTTAGAGACGATCGTTGTTCAGTCATATATGCAGGAGTGGGGAAAACC